AGCGCCTCGGTCGTCGGACAGCTTCCTGAATGACTCCTGAAACACTGAGGTCCCACATTCGCTCTCGGTAGGCCAAACCGGGAACGAAGTCCATTATCGTCGCATCACAAGGTTTGCGAGTCAAACGGTTAATGACAAGCTGTATTTCCTCGAATGAGGCAACATTATCATCTTGATACGCACGTAGCCGTTCGAGCCACGCTTGCCTACGCAAGTTTTCGTTCTTAGAGAAGATTCGTTGATCTATCCTTTCAGGACAGAGCAACTTATCCCAGGTATCGCTAATCTCGCGCGACATGACACCCCTGTGCCAATAGTGGCCAAGAAAGTGCTGCTTACCAACAGCAGCCTTCTGTGCACGAGACTTCTCCACATTGAGGTGGATACCCAACTCAGACATCACCCGTTTCAGGTCAGTCATAGCGGGACCAATTCCAATGACCCCAATGATACTATCATCCCCTAGGACGTAATACCTGGAAGTCATGTAACCCAATCGGATCTTAGAATACTCAATTACTATCGCATTAACAATAGAATCAATGATCTGAGTAAACATCGAACCGCTTGGCACCCCATGCCTCCTGCCCACAATCATCTCACCATTGGGCATGAGCATCGGAGCTGTGACGAAGTACTTCCTGACCAAATTCCAATCAGATAAGTCACAGCCCTCGGAGAGGTCGAAGTTCGCTTCAATGACATTGAAAGCGAGGGAGACCAACTTCGCGGATATTGAACCATCAAAACTAGAATAATCTAGAGCATAAACTAAATTGCTCGACCACCTAATTTCATTGATATCCGAACTAACCGCACTATACGACCTACCACCGATGTAAGGATTATGGTGCCCAATGATCTCGAACTGAAACGGCTCAAAGAACCTAGTCTCAAGAAGAGTCATGCTAAAGGGATAACCAAATACAGGACGAACAACTTCCTGATTCTTACCTCGATGATACACGGTTAAAGGGGGGGGACACCTTCCATTTCGGATAGCGTATGCCTCCCTCAAAGCCTGATCGATACAATCGCCTTTCTTCATAAATAAAGGGGCGCCACTCGATGTATCTGAGCGATAATTGCACCGTTCCAATTGAACAGGCTTTAACTTACCTACGAAGAAAGCTCGAGCCACTCTACGGTATGCCTGATGTAGAGCAGACGCATCATAGTCTCCCATGATTCCACCCTGCAAATATTTCATCATTGGGGTGATAAGCATCTCCGGTCGATAAACTGATCTTGGATTCAAGTGCTCTGGAACAGAACATCCTTCCTCCTTTGCTAGACGGACTAGGTCCCACAGAACCACAACCCCGCTCGATCGGTTAGTACCAGCGTTGAACCTTGCTTCCGCTTCAGGTGATACGAAAGCATATGGCTTGGCTTTGTAGCCAGATAACTTATGCATTTCTAACATAGCTATACCTCCTTAGACGATCCGCAAAGATCGCGTGTTTGCACTGTTTGCCCAGTAGGCGCGACAGCGATTGTAAACGCAATGATTAAGTCATCAACT